CTGTACTCCTCATCTTCGAACCATAAAGGTGTTGAGTCGCAGTCTACCCACTTGGCGTACTTCTTATCACAGCACAGTTTGTGTTTCTTCTGTACAGTGTAACCTTCAGCCCAAGCGTGGATTATTTCTGCGTGTTTATGTTGCTCCATATTATTCTCCTCTATTAACATCTTTACGTCCTAAAACGTAACCTATCATAAAAACTAAAAAATTAATTACCCAAAAAATAGGTTCATCTATCATAATCGTCTCCTAGTGAATATCCCACCAAGACTGTCCCGTATTAGACTCCGCGTGTAGCGGACAAGTCAACGGATAAGCCTCGACCATTGTTGTTTCAAGCGCGACAAGCGCCTCCTTTAAATCGTCCCCCTTTAATGACGTACTGAATATCAACTCATCATGTACTACCGCAATAGGTGCTCCTAATTTATCTTCTGCGCACCACCCGCTCTTCCATAAATCAACTATAGCCTTCTTCATAATATCCGCCGCGCCCCCTTGTATCAAGCGATTTGGAGATTTATGAATAGTAGTTGAGTCTGCGCCTTGGTAGTTACAGCGACGCCCGCCAACTGTCTTAATGTACTTACGAGAGCGAGCAGTACCGGCTACCTGCGTTGCGAGAGCTCTGAAAAACGGGAAGTTGGAGTTAAATCCGTTTAGGATACGTTTACCCGTAACCGCATCTCCTAATTTAAGTGCAAGAGATGCCTCTCCCTGCCCGTACAATTGAGCCAGTAAGACCATCTTCATAGTCTGACGTTCTACATCTGGAGCGCTTGTCATCAGAATTGCGTAAAAGTCCGATTCTGGTGTCTGGTTAAACCTCGACTTTAAATCATCCGCTGTCTCGCCAGAACAGTAATGCAGAGCTAAGCGAGGCTCAATCTGTGAGTAATCAATACCCACTAAAGTTTCGCCTTCATCTGCTATAAATAGTTCTCTAAAACGCTCATCACGAGGGGTTTGCTGAAGGTTTGGGCGCGAAGACGAGTTATGGTGGAACATACCTCCTGCTAAGTAGCTATGGTCTCCTTCGACTTCGATATCATATACTCGTACCTTTCCCACCCTTTCAATTGACTTAATTCGGGACGTGCCCCATGTATTCGATTGTGAGCCTTTACGGTTAACAAGGCTAAGTTCTCTAGTGAGTTGTTGGTCTTGTTCTCGTCTATGTGGTGTATATGCCACCCTCGCGGTATTTCCGTCAGTCCAAGTGCTTCGCATATCACTACATGGTGCTTGAAAACTCTGTTGCCTTTGTGACCCGTAAACCACTGCGGTTTCGCGACCGTTATATACCCTTTGCCATCCGCACAATCCCCTTTGTAGTTGTGATGGGCTTTGCCAAACTTCCCCTTCATAGGATTGTTCAACTGCTTTTGACGGGAGGTGCGTAATCCCTCCTCGAAGTCCTTCACATCCTTCGGTAGAAAACTCCGTAGAGCGTACTGTATGTTCTGTACTGTCGTATTGAAATGCTCTGCTGTCTCTTTCGTAGTGGGTTTGCTTATCTGTAAGTAGTACTCGGCTACTCTTTTTTGTAGGTGTTTGTCTTCCTTGTATATCTTTGCTACTGACATGTATACTATCTCCTTGCTCTAAATCAACCAAATGACTCCAGCCCGAAGGTGTGTATATTCTATGTGCCTTGGTGCATGTGATACAGCTACCGTCTTCTAGGGTCACCTTGTACATTATATCATGCCCCTTAACATACTTCCGTAGAATACGTTGCTGTCTACCTCTGTGCGTAAGTATTGTATCTGTACCGTTAGGGATGTAATCCCTTATCTTAAAAACACCCCTAGATGTATCTAACAAAGTGTCTCCATGGACACACATACGCCCAGTAACTGCACCTATCTGATTGAATCCCGCATATAAGCGACCACCTACGACGTACTTCTTGTAAGCGCCCTCAATAAATGAGTTCATTAGTTTCTTGTTCTTGCGACACGCGCTAACTGCTTTTGCAATTGGTTCCTCACAATTGTTTAAAAAGTCAGCTGTAAATGATGGGTTGCCTTTTTCTGTAGTAGGATAAGACACGCCAAGCTCATCAAACGCACGTTGTATATCTCTGCCTGCGTTAACATTTACCTTACGTCCTACTAAATCAGTCAAGCTTTTATCTAACTGCTTACTTTCTTTAACTAGTTGCTCGCCAAGGTCACGTAACTTAGGCTCATCCATACGAATCCCGCGCCAAGTCATATGTAAAATAGGCTCAATTAGGTCGTTTTCAAGTTGTACAACTTCCTCGACACCCAACTGCTTAATGAGTGGTGCTTGTTCGTTATATATCTTAAGAGTAAGTTCGGCATCCACACGAGCGTACGGCTCTACTAATTTAATAGGTGCGCGCCAAATGTTGCCTGCTTGAGCTCTGCCTTTCTTACCGCCAAAGGTCTGATGACACCACTCATAGAGTAGGTCTTCTTCCTTACCGTCGCCAGTATAAAGCTCGCCAAGTGCGTCTAGAGAGTAACTAGAACGATACTCATTAATACAGCGCTCTTGTAGTAGTACGTCATAAAACGGAGCCTTAGGTACGATACCCTCAGCCATCACAAAACGTAAATCAAAATTAGCGTTCGCCATAACCTTCGGGTTCGGCAACTCCATAATGTACTTTAAATAGTCAAGAGCTACTTGCTCATCCATATTGCTATCGTCCCCATCGTGACGAAAAGCAACATAAAAACTATCCCCGCCAAGAATACTAACGGAATACCCAACAATACGGTCATTATCATGAGGGGATAAACCCGTAGTTTCTGTATCAAAGGCAAATGGGACACCTTGTGGTATCTTTGGTAATATTGGATGTTCATATTCCTCTAAATCCTCGGGCAATGGTACGGACATATCTAACCTACCTTGTTTAGCAGGCGGTTTTTCCTTAATGCCATCTTTCCATACTAGCATAAATCTCCTTAAATTGTACGCGCTACCCTAGTTCTAAGTAGCGTTATTTATAATTACTTCTTTTGATTTCGTTCGACGCGTTCCCAAAACTCTTCCCACGCCTCATTTGGTATCATAAACATACTCTTCCCCCATAATAAACAACTCTTCGGCTGTGTATTCTAGCCAATAGTCATCCCATTGTACTATATATGGAGAAAAACCAAAAGTACTCGCAAACTTATCGCCCCATAGATACTCATACTGTGGCTCTTTTAGAGTTTTAAGCATGTCTATCTTTACTTGTGTACCGTTTGTAAACGTCACAAGCAACTGATACTGTACACCATGAAGTATTTCAACCTTAGCGTGAGCAATTTCGGGCACATACTCAATGACTGCATCCTCAATTAATAACTCGTTACCTAAAGCAATCACTATGTAATGGAGTGACTTAAGCAAATCCTTTCGATTTAAGCCCTCTTTTTTACCATAGCGCATCAGATACTTGATTGCGTTGTCAATCGCTGTATTTGTAAGCGTTCCGCGCGCTTGGTAGACGTCTAGGGCTTGTACGTTATTGTTCTTATTCGTGTAGTGCTCAGAGTAAGTACTATCTATATACTTAGTGAGTTGTCTAAGTACCTCGTCTTCGTTAAATTTATAAGTTGGCATCGTTCTTGTCCTCATCATTTAACTCAGCGTTAATATCAATGACCGTAATGATTAACCAAGTTAACCAAAGCATGGACAAACCTACTAATATCTCAAACCAATCTATGTTCTCAAACATATTATTCTCCTTCTATAGTTTATTTAAAGTTGCCTCTGTTGTGCACGCAAGAGGCGTTGCGCGGATAATTGATAATAAGTAACCAACTACACATGACTTATGCATACACACTCCAAGCCGAGAAGTGATGAAAGGGAAAACGTAAAAACTTACAAAACCCTTGTACTACCTATATCGGAGGCTACCCGTCAACTTTGCCTATAATCCTAAAGTTATAAACAAGATTCCAATATACCCTAAATTAACACTTAGAGTAAACTATTTTATATTTTTATATGCGCTACGCGACCCTTGTCATCACGCTGACCTAACAGACATCCACACGAACGTACTCTACCGCCCCTTAAATCGGCAGTTGATACCACATGCTTGTTACCGCATTCACACTCACAGTTCCACATAGCACGTCTATCCTCTTTACGAGAAGGCGCACG